CAACGAGAGTGGACTTTATCCGACGACACAGAAGTCAGGGAAGTCACCTTTGAAGATGGACTCTGAGTTATCAGACTTGGAAAGGTAGTTCCAGAACACCACGCCCGCAAAGATTATCTTTGACCCCTAACATTTTCTTTATATTTCAGTTATTGTTTATACAGAAATGTATCATAGTGATACAGTAAAATATAGATAGTTATGAACTATGGAGGACGGATTATGAACTTTACTACCGCCACTCTTATCTTTGGAACTGTAACCACTCTTTTTAGTTGGACAGTTCTCTCACCTGTACTGCCATGACACATCCTGAATAAATAAACTGAATATCGTCGGCGCAGGGGGTCAACTGGCAAAATCCAGTTGCATCCCCCCTTTTTTTATGGTATGATAGTCAAAACTGGAGTTTTTATGGCAACTAAGCAGCATAAGAGAATTGACAGTAAAGGTCATGAAGAGATTTGGGAGTGGGAAGAAACTCCTGAACTTATTGCAGCACTCAAGAAACTGGAAGAATCAAAAGTAGAAGAATGAATGTAAAACTGATTGTACTGAAGTCTGGGGAAGACATCATTGCTGATGTCCAGGAGATGATAGTCAAGGACATGGTAGTTGGTTACTACTTCAGGTTTCCTTGTAGAGTGAATCTGTATGGTTCTCAGTCAGAAAAAGAAGGAAACACACCCACTCCATTCAAGATGCAACTGACTCCGTGGATGCCTTTGAGCAAGGATGAAATCATTCCTGTGCCAACAGATTGGGTTGTCAGTATTGTTAACCCCCTAGATAAATTGAAAGATATGTACCTCAAAGGTGTAGAAAATTATGAAAACCGAAAACTTGAAGCTTCTGATTCTGACGAACAACATGAGTCTTCTGACTCAGATTGAAGAAGTTCCTACTGATCTTGGTGAACCTGATTGTAAGTTGACTGAACCATTTGTTCTCAATCAAGATGGGACATTGGTTCCTTGGCTAGTTGAGGTTACCAGACAGAATACATTTATGATTCACTCTGATAAAATTTTGACTATTGCTGAACCTAATAGTAAACTGGTTGAAAAGTACGAGGACCTTCTGAAGTAATGAAATTCTATACCAATGTTCAGATGGTTGGGGATAAGTTCCTCGTTCGTGGTTATGAAAATGGTAGGAGGGTTCAATACAAGGATGATTATCGTCCCACCCTCTTTGTAAAATCAAATAGTGAAACCCCATACAGAACACTGGAAGGAGAATATGTAGAGAAGATTCAACCTGGCACTGTTAGAGATTGTAGAGACTTCTACAAGAAATATGATGGTGTGGATGGATTCAAAATCTATGGCAATGAGAGGTACATCTATCAATACATCTCTGATACTTATCCTGAGGATGAGATTAAGTTTGATGTAAAGAAGATGAGACTTGTGACCATTGATATTGAGGTTGCATCAGAAGAGGGGTTCCCTGACCCAGACTCTTGCTCTGAAGAGATGTTGACCATCTCTATCCAGGATTATGCCACAAAGAAGATTACCACTTGGGGGAGGAAACCATATACTCCTACACAAGGGAATGTGACATATCATTATTACAAAGAAGAAGCAGATATGCTTCAGGCATTTGTAAACTATTGGATGGAAGATTGGCCAGATGTTATTACAGGTTGGAATGTTCGTCTGTATGACATCCCTTACATCTGTGGAAGGGTTGATAGGGTCTTAGGTGAAAGGCAGAAGAAGAATCTTTCGCCATGGGGACTTGTTACTCAAAAGAATGTATTCATCACTGGCAGGGAGCACAAGATCTTTGATATTGGTGGCATCACCACTCTTGACTATCTTGAACTCTATAAGAAGTTTACCTATGTGAATCAAGAGTCATATCGACTGGATTACATTGCTCAGGTAGAACTTGGGCAGAAGAAACTGGACCACTCTGAGTTTGATACCTTCAAAGAGTTCTACAATGGCAACTGGAAGAAGTTTGTAGATTACAACATCATTGACGTGGAACTAGTTGATAGATTGGAAGATAAACTTCGCCTGATTGAACTAGTTGTTACAATGGCATTTGATGCAAAGGTTAACTTTGTTGATCCAATGTTCCAGGTGAGACTGTGGGATACTATCATCTATAACTACCTCAAGAAGAGGAACATTGTCATTCCTCAAAAGGATGATAGTGATAAGAGTGATAAGTTTGCTGGTGCCTATGTGAAGGAACCCAAACCAGGTGTGTATGATTGGGTTGTGAGTTTTGACTTGAACTCTCTGTATCCACACTTGATTATGCAATACAATATCTCTCCAGAGACTCTGGTAGAGGAAAGGCATCCAAATGTCAGTGTGAAGAAGATTCTGGGTGAAGAGGTCACCTTTGAGATGTACAAAGACTATGCAGTTTGTGCCAATGGTGCAATGTTTAGGAAGGATGTCAAAGGGTTTATGCCAGAGTTGATGGAAAAGATGTATGCTGAGAGAAAGGCATTCAAGAAAGAGATGCTTAAGTCTAAGCAGAAATTAGTTGACATTGAAGCAGAGTTGAAAAAGAGGGGTCTGAAGTAGTGGGTTATTTGATTGGTGGTGCAGGAGAGGGTGCAGAGAAGGAGATCAATGTCTCTGATAATGACTACTCTAAATTGTCTGACGCTCAACTGCTCAAACTAAGGGATCAGACAGTTAAGGACATTGCTAAGTTCAACAACTTCCAGATGGTTCGTAAGATCTGTTTGAACAGTTGCTATGGTGCCATTGGTAACCAGTACTTCAGGTACTATAAACTTGCTAATGCAGAGGCAATCACTTTGTCTGGTCAGGTATCCATTCGTTGGATTGAAAATAGGATGAATGGGTATCTAAATAACCTGTTGAAAACTGAAGATGTAGACTATGTGATTGCATCAGACACTGATTCAATCTATTTGAACTTTGGTCCTATTGTTAGTAAGTTTCTTGGGAATAAGGTCACAGATAAGAACAAGATTGTTTCTATCATTGACCAAGTTTGTCAAGATAAGTTGGAACCCTTCATTGAAGAGAGTTACCAGAATCTTGCATCTTATGTCAATGCTTATGACCAAAAGATGCAGATGAAGAGGGAGAACATTGCTGATCGTGGCATCTGGACTGCAAAGAAAAGATACATCTTGAATGTGTGGAACAGTGAGGGTGTTGCCTACACTGAACCCAAACTCAAGATTATGGGAATTGAAGCTGTCAAATCATCTACTCCTGCTCCTTGTAGGACAATGATTAAGTCTGCCCTCAAACTGATGATGAGTGCCACTGAGGATGATGTGATTGATTACATTGACAGTTGCAGAACCAAGTTTAGGAATCTCCCACCTGAAGAGATTTCCTTCCCAAGAACTGTTTCTGATGTTGACAAGTATAGGTCTTATTCATCCATCTATCAGAAAGGAACACCTATTCATGCAAGAGGTGCTCTACTTTATAATCACTACATTAAAGAGAGGAAACTAACTAACAAATATTCTGCCATTAACAATGGTGAGAAAATCAAGTTCTGTTACCTCAAAAAACCAAATACCATCCATGAGAATGTGATTTCATTTATCTCTGACTTTCCCAAAGAATTGGGACTTGACCAATACATTGATTATGACCTACAATTTGAGAAAGCATTCCTAGAACCTCTCAAGGTTATTCTTGATGCCATTGGATGGAAGATGGAGAAATCTGTAAATCTAGAATCATTCTTTGGATAATGGAATTGCCTATTAATAAACAAGAGTTTGAAAGGATTCTCTCCTTATTAAAGCATAAGGATGATGCTCTCTTTGCCAAACTATGGTCTTACAAAATGAACTACATGAAGGAGAAAAATGGACTTTCTTAAGGATATTGTAAAAGAGATTGGTGATGACTACACAAAACTTGCCTCTGAAATCGACGAGACAGAAAATTACGTTGACACAGGTTCGTTCATTTTTAATGCACTGGTCTCAGGTAGTGTATTTGGCGGTGTATCTGGCAATAAGATTACTGCTATTGCTGG